ATACGTACTGCTTAGTGTTATCCTGTTGTTTGTCGAGCCGTGAGCACTGATTTGTTCACGGCTCTTATTAAATGGAGAGTTTATGGAGTTGAGTTTTCACGATATTACATCATTTATTGCATTGATTGATGGTTCTGGGCCAGTGTTGAAATATTCCGCATATGTGGCAATCGGTGCATTTATGGTCGGCAAAAGTGTTTTGAAGGATCGCAAGATAAAGAAGCGTACTGCCGATGCGGTGTCTACAGCGGTGGCCATTCAAAAAGCTGGAGACAATGCTGACCGCAACGAATCGACCTTACTAGATGAGAGAGTCGAGGAAATACTTTCACCACTGTACAGTCGTATGTATAACGCTATAGAGAAATATGTTTACGGCGGCGGGGCAAACGGGTACAGACATATAACTATAATTAAGCACAAAGAACCAGTTGATGTACCTGCAAACAGGTTTTTGAGCGAGTATCTCAAGGCGACAAAAGCATCCATATATAAGAAGGCTAAACCGTTTATAATTCGACAGCTTGCTCTTCACAACGTAGCAACAGAAACGCAAGAGTCTAAGACAAATGATGGGATATGTGTTGAGATTAGGTCGATGATTATTTCAAAGATTCATATAGATGCAGGGTCTAACACTGAAACAAAGGAGATGGAAGATGAAATATTCTCTTTTGCTTCTATACTTGACATTTATGTTGAGATCTCTACCGCCTGCGATTTACTGAGACACCAGAGGAATCAAGAAGTGGCTGATAGTATCAGATCGGTGGAATCGTGAATCCGATTATATATGTGTTTGTAGTTACCGTGCTATCATTATTTGCAACAGTGTTTCACATTGGTGTATATTTTGGGCGAACTAAAGACGAAGAAAAACCACCCCTAGATTGGATTGCTGTTATGCCTTACGCGTTCAGTGGCCTATGGGGGTTAATTATTATTTTAAAGAACGGGGTAGTAGTATGATTCAGATTGAAACAAAACTCTCTAATATTGATATTGAGGAGTTTGCGCTTGGTGGTGATCAGCAAGCAAAACAACTATTGGCAACTATTCAGCAATTGCAGACAAGTGCAAAACAGTACGCTGAACGCAAAGAGCAAGAAGTTATCCGTGAGATTAGCTCAAAAGCACAACAGGCAATGGCTATAACTGCTGTTCCCGCATTCCGCACTGGTGTAGAAGTTGAGCCGTGGGAAAAGTTGCTTGATATTTGTAGTGATGTTGTAGATGCACTTTCCCCTGCTGAAGAGGTGGAATAATGTCAGAGATAAACAGTGTTGAGCAGGATATTTACATAGAGGGCGAAATGGAGAACATTGTTCTTGCGGGGATGATATCTTGCGAAGAGCTAAAGTCAAAGATTGTTACGCTGTGTGGATTGTACAAAATAGAGTCTACGTCTCCTACGCCTCTTGATATTGCAATGGATATACAAAGGCTTACTATGGAGTACGGGAAGGGCACTATGGAAGACGCTACCAGAGATGCACAACTAAAGAGCATTCTCTCGAAGGCATTAACGGCAAGTGACCCTTTGAGTATTCCGATGTCATAGGGGTATCACTCACCCAACTTGCGTTCGAGATGGGTGAATTGATGTCGGTGTTGAACAAGTTTAGATAGGCTCCGTTATGGGGTCTATTTTTATATTATTACATTTATTATGCGTTTGGTGTTGCGTTGTATGGTGGCGGTTAAGTATATTATTATTAAGCGACAGATAACACATTTGTGGGGTGCGGGTGCTTTTCCCGTCATCCCCAACAAACTGGTTATGATGCCAGTTGAAAGGAACACGATGATAGATAAGATACACAATGAGAATTGCCTTGATACAATGGCAAAGATGGAAGATAACTTTTTAGATTTGATAGTTACTTCCCCACCGTATGACAATTTGAGAACCTACAACGGATATTCTTTTGAGTTTGAAAAGATTGCTGAAGAACTTTACAGAACAACAAAAGTGGGTGGTGTTGTTGTTTGGATTGTAAACGATAGCACGAAAAAGGGGAACGAAAGCGGGAATAGTTTTAGACAGGCGTTACACTTTCAAAAATTAGGGTTTAACCTTCACGACACTATGATATGGAACAAACCGAATAGTTTTAATTTTGGTTCAAACAACTGCTACAAACAAACTTTTGAGTATATGTTTATTCTTGTAAAAGGTAAGATAAAAACAAAAAACCTTATAAAAGATGTTCCCGCAAAAATGGCAGGTGAAGAATTGAAAGGAGCACGAAAACACGCTTGTGGTAAACGAGATGAAGTTCCAAGTTTTAAGTGTTCTGAGTTTAAAAAGAGAAGTAACATCTGGGACATAAATGTTGGAACTAAAAACAACGGACACCCTGCTGTTTTCCCCGAAAGTTTAGCTAACGACCATATAATAAGTTGGAGCAATGAGGGGGATATAGTTTACGACCCTTTTATGGGAAGCGGGACAACTGCAAAAATGGCTATACTAAACAATAGACAATACATCGGAAGTGAAATGTCAGAAGAGTATTGTGGAATAATTGAAGATAGATTGAAAGCGATTCAGCCTAAGTTTATCTAATATAACAGCCCCGTGGTGGGCTGAGGAACGAAGTCGTCACCAACGGATTTGGTTATGACTAAACTTTAAAGAAACGAGAATGTTATGAGAAACGGTACAATCAATTGTGCAACTTGCAGTGAAGAAATGGGAGAGATGGAAGGTTGGTATGTAGACGACGGGTCAGCTAGAGAGCTTTGTCAAAAATGCTACGAGGAAGAAGTCTGTAGTGAGTGTTGCGGTAATGATAATTGCGAAGAATGCCACCTGCCAGAGCAAGCAAAGGCAAATATGGAGAATCGCATACCAACAGGAACAATGCAAGACCTGTTAAGTGCGAATTTCTGCGAAACAAGACAAGATGAAGAGGAAGAACAGGAATACAGAGTGCTTCTTGATGCGAGAAACAAACGAATGCGAGGGCCAGCTAGTCAGAGCTTGAATCCAAAAACTAAGCGCGAGAAATATTTAGAGCTACAGCATAATGGAAGGCAAAGCAGATACACTGCGCTCACCAACCCGTATGGCGTAACAATGACTGCGGCGGGGCCGAGATTTGATCTGTAATAAAATCACTATATAACACGGCAGTGGTTTGCCGAGGAACGAGGTCATAACCAACGGCAACGGTTATGACTAAACTTTAAGAAAGGAAGTACAATGCTAATTAATGGCGAATGTATAGAAGAGATGAAGAAAATAGAGAGTGGCTCTGTTGATATGGTGTTGACTGATCCGCCATACGGTACAACTAAATGTAAATGGGATAGTGTAATACCTTTTGATAAAATGTGGGAGCAACTAAACCGCATTACAAAATCAAACGGTGCGATCGTACTATTCGGAAATGAACCTTTTGCTTCATATTTAAGAATGAGTAATATAAAAAACTACAAATATGATTGGGTGTGGGAAAAAACTAAGGCTGGTAATTTTATACAGGCTAAAAATATGCCTTTAAAATTAAACGAACTCATTTTGGTTTTTTCTAACGGAGTTGTGATACACAAAGGGCAATCAAAAAGGAGAATGGATTATTTCCCACAAGGGGTTAAAGCTGTTGATAAGGAATGGACTCGACCAGAAGTTTACGACTCAGAACACAATTTTAAAAGACCATCCCATAAAACAAGCCGTAAGATTACTCAAGAGGGTTTCCCTTCTACAGTTTTGAAGTTTGGTTCGGTACACAACCCACCACACCCAACACAGAAGCCCGTTGAGTTAATGGAATATTTAGTTAAAACTTACACCTGCGAAAATGAAACCGTTTTAGACTTCACTTGTGGAAGTGGTACAACTGGTGTAGCTTGCAAAAATTTGAATAGAAACTTTATCGGTATTGAACTTGACGAAAACTATTTCAACATTGCAAAAGAGAGAATCGCTTCGGCGGGGAATTAACGATATAACGTGTGCGTCGGGAGCGCTTTGCGTCTCCTGAACGCCCTTGTTATGTAGAAACAAGCCATATACAAAAGGTAGTACAAAAAATAGGGCTGTCAACTAATATTTTAAAAAAGGATAACAATGGAGCTGAGAGAAGAAGTCGAGAAGAGAACGGGGCTACCTGTTAAAATGGTAGCAGATATTGAAGGGTGTACTCGTAGAGAGCTGTATACAATGCGAGACAGAGACCCAAAGATGTTTGATGGGGTAGTTAAGGAGGCTGGCGATAAGTGGCAGAGTATTAAAAACACTGGGACACTGACGAAGCAGAGTAATGAAGAGTATGGTAAATACAGCTTTTTGTATAAGTATCTGGGCTACGAGGACGGGAAACATTGTGCAGAGTACAAGATAACAAAAGGCGGGAAAGTGATTCACGTTAGTGTCTGGAAAGAGGACACCAGACTATGGAGTGAGAGAGTTAAGCATAATAGATTTGTAGAGCTACTACAGAAGTATTGGGAGGAATAATGGATTGGGGAGAGTATCGAAAAGAGGTTGTGAAGTATCGCAAGTGGGAATACGACCCGTTAGAGTATTTGGCAATCTTATGCCTTGGCGTATCTAAAGAGTTCAACGCTTTTATGCAGTCGAGAAAAGGCGGGCTTTTAGAGGTTCAGCTTGAGGTATACGGTGATATACTTTTTAACGTGGCTGAGTTGTGGAATATCCTTGAAGATGTCTACCACTACGAGGACAAGAGTATTATTTTTAAGCCAGTATTTGCACCTCATAGATGTGTTGATATTGTCAAGAAGTACTACCTTGAAGAAAAAGATAAGGAACGATTTATCAAAGAGTGTTACGCGTTGGCAGAGATCTGCCACCGTGATTATGTTTGTACAATAACAGCAGAGGAGGCAATGGTGCTATCTGCTAATAAAATGAAAGAGAGACACGGATGAAAAAACTACTACTATTATGTGTAATACTTATGATTGCAGCGTGTGATTCACCAACAGAATCAAATGGCAATGAGGTTGTTGAGCCTGCGATATACCGCTATCAATATGAATTCAAAAACGACCGCACAAAGGATGTGACTTTGGTGTATTGTCGAGAGTACGAGGTAGACAGAAGCTACAAGGACTCAAGAGGTAAATGCTACTACTTAGACAGCACTGTGAGCACGTTTGATAGCGTTGTAGTGCCACTAGATAGTATTGTTGTAATTGGCAGTGATAGCGATACGCTAATGATGGCTCCGCAGTATTTGCTCGATAAAGTAGCGGGTAGATTCCGCGCTATCGAATACGGCCACGGTATGAAATGGTTGAGCGATGATAAACAGTACTGAGGTATTGCCAGAGCTGACACGGGAGCAGATGGAGACAATGAGCAAGGCGGGTATTAAGAAGTATAACGATATCCGCGACAAGCAACTGGAAGACAGGTAACACTGCTGTCGTTTGCGGTAGCGGAGCGGACGACAAATGAACAGAAAGGCTATGATGATATGTATGAAAAAGAAGAGAATGATATGAGTACTGACGAGCTGATTGATAAGTTAATTGAAATACAAGGGAGTGAGCGTTCTGCTATTGCGTGGCTGATGGGGTACGCTGAGAGTATTGAAATTGAACAGAATTGCGTTCGCATTGCAGTTGGGACAGAACCAAGAGAACAATTCTTAGTTAAACTAGAAAACAGTTAATCACCATATAACGGTCTGCGTCGTGTGCAAGGAGGCACGACGCAGACACCACGAACGCAGTGGTTATAATTAAAACAACAAATATCAATATAATTATGCGTACCGTGTTGCACTAATGTATATTATCTGTATGGTTAGGCAATCAAGCCCGACCGAACCGACTAGGAGTCGAGATTATGAGTATTCAAGATTACGCCTCAGAAATTCAAGATTATATTTCAGAAAACCGTTTAGTTGTATGTATGCTTAGCGGAACAGCCCGCGAGGTTATGCGGGTACACCTTGATAGTGCTGAGAACTCACTAAATAAAATAATGGATGATAGCGACTATGTCTGTAAAGATGACCTCACAAACCTTTTCCACATTACTGTAGGATGTCAAAATGATTAGTCTCAACAGCCTTCTCAGTGAGGCGCATTTCAAAGTAATAATGCAGATACAGCAAATGAACGCAGATGCTCAATGTGATGAGAAAATCAACAGAACGATATACAACGCACTGCACGAAGTGAAGCTTGTTTTGATGCAGATGCAAATGGGAAGAAAAGAGTTTTTCTAATGGCTAAAATATTTGAGCAATTAGCTTCAGTCAACACATCGGGGCAGACAGAGAAAAAAGGTCGTTTCACTTATTTATCTTGGGTATTTGCGTGGGCTGAAGCTTGCAAGGTCTGTGAGCCTACACGTAAAGTATATCCAAATATAAACGGGTGGAACTACCACACAGATGAGCGTACCGCGTGGGTTGAGGTTGGTGTTACTATTGAAGGCGTTGAGCATATTGATATGCTCCCAGTAATGAGCCATCAAAACAAGTCAATACCTCTTGAGAATATCACGAGTATGGATGTGAACAAGTTATGATGACGGATGAGCATTGCAAAGAGATAAACGATAAGATCATTAGTGTAGATATTGAGGGACTTATGGATAAGGCTCTAGATATTGCAAAGGTGAAGTATTTCAATGAAGTAGAAGATAGTCGTTTTAGCGGTCTTATAGGCTGGGTAGATAAACAAATAGAAGAGGGTGGTGAAAAATGAGCAACGTATATCCATTGAATGAAGTATACAGAGATTTGATGAACAGAGCTAAAGAACACGCTCTTGAAAATGACGGTGAAATAAGTGACTATCTCGGATCTCTTATTGACCAAGCTGGAGAGATGCGTGATGAGGCTCTTTTTGGTATGATGTATGATATAAAGAATAAAGAGGCTGATATTGTTGCCCTAAAGGCTAAATTTGCTCATATTACGCTTGATTTCAAGAAGAAGATAGAAAAGGCAACATTGTCTGCTGGTTCTATGAAGTGTATGCTTGCTTCTGTTCTTGGAGAGAGTCCTATGTCTGATGGTATTATAAAAACTACTAAAGCAGTAAGTGTGTCTATGAAGGTAGTTGGTGATATTCCAGACAGGTATATAAAAGAGGAGTCAGTATTAAAAATTGTTAAAACAACTGATAATGCGAAGATTAAGAAGGAACTGATCAACGGTGCAGAGTACGGATTTGCCGTATTAATTAAAAAGAAATCAGTTATGTAATGAACGGCAACAAAGAGAACTGGGAGCCTCTAAATAATACAGAGGCTCAAAATCTTATACTTGGGTTTAGTGAAAAAGGTGATGGTGGAATGGGTAGAGTTGTCCGACTGTTGAATATACCCAGAAAAAGGTTGGTTCAAATACGCGATGGAAAGAAAAGTTTCAGTTTTGCAGAAGAGAAATATTTAAAAAAATTAATAGAATTGGGGTTGTAGAATGGCTAAGTTGTTATCGTTAAAAATTGACGTGAAGAAGATCAGTAAACACAAATTATATGTAGGTCAAAAAGGCACCTACCTCGGTGTGACTATATCTCTCAATGATGAGATTGACCAGTACGGAAACAATGTTTCTATGTGGGAAGAGCTGACAGCAGAAGAACGCGCTGCTAAGGTTCCGAAGATATTCCTCGGTAATGGTAAGGTGTTTTGGGATAGCAATGGTGCACAGGAACAGAGAAACGCGCCAGCACCACAACAAGGACAACAGCCACAAGAGATTGATGAAATCCTTCCGTTTTGATAACTAATATACAGAATTTCATAGCGATGTCGGTATTTGCGCTTATAGTGGCGTTGAGTTGGGGAATGTTCTTACAGGAGGTGATTGGATGACAAAGGTAGCAGAAGAAAAGTTAAAGCAGAAGATCAAAGATCTAAATATTATTATTAAAGATCTTTCAGAAGATTGTAAAAACAAGACAGAGAAGATTGAGCACCTTGAGCGGAATGGTAGACAGCGCGAGATCATACGGGTTAACGAGGTTAAAGAATCTGAGAGAAATATTGCCGAAATCGCAAGGTTGGAGCGGAAAATGGCAATTGCTGAAAATATCCACAAGGTTGATACTGAGTACCTAAAAGAGATTGACACCAAAACTATGATTAGAATTAAGATGGCAAGAGAGATCTTAGAAGACGCTGCAGATAAAAGAGCATCTTTTTAATGCACTGCAAAGTGACTAAAATGGCTGCGATCACTATGTTATTAGGGGTCGTAGTCCTACTACTGGAGGTATGGGTAATATGGTAACAGGCACAAAAGATCATCCGAAGATAGCAGGGTTAAATGATGGAATAAGATTCTCACCAGTTGTGAAGAATTGTTCATCTTGTAAGTGGGAAGTATACCCATTGTGTGAGCACCCGAAAGAGGGGAAGAAGGGCTGGGAGAAGATGACTATGGATAAGTGTTATGAGACTAAGAAGTACAGCCGAAAAACTAAGAAACAGCGTTACGGCTGAGTATGTGCAATTATTGCACTATCTTATATAGTGCTTATGTGGTAGGCAAACGAAGTGCAGTCATACTAACGTGATTGGTTATGACTTTCAGAAATGGGCCATAGTGGGAGCAACAAGACAAATTTACATAGAAGCTGTTGAAAGTGTAGCTAAAGGTGAAATGAAGGCAGAAGAAGTAGTCGATGTTTTCGAGGAGCATATTGATGGGTTTAGAAACCAAGTTGAGAGACTATCTGTCATAAACGAACAACACCGAAAGAAACTGTCTTATCTTCTTGAACGTTTATTGGACGTTAAGAAGGATTACGATGAATTATTCACCATATAACACCAGCGTCGTTCGTGAGGTACGAACCGAATGAACGCGCTTGGTTATGAAAGGAAGAGGATAGGAAGTGACAAGACAACAAATATTACCAACTGCTTTAATCGTAATTGATGTTTTCGCGGCTTGCGGTTATGTAGGGGTAGAAACCAGAAAAGTTATTTATTGGTTATCGGCGGCGGTTCTTACTGCTTCAGTTACATACTAGAGAAAGCACTTGGTTATGATAAACAACAATGGAGAAACAGAATGAAAATAGTATTAACAGGTAGAATACCGTCAAAGAAGAACAGCAAGCAAATTGTAGGGCGTGGAAAGAAGAAGTTTCTCATCACCTCGGAGGCTCACAAGAAATGGCATAGTACAGCAGTAGCACAGGTGTTACAACACAAATTAGGGAAGCCTAATCTTGATAATGTGAGTATTGAGATTAAGATATACTTCCCAGATAAGCGTGTTGCAGATCTCACGAACAAGGCAGAGAGTATTATGGATCTAATTGTCGACTGTGATATCATAAAAGATGATAACTGGAAGGTTGTTTCTTGCCTGATGCTTAACGGTGATTATGACAAGGAGAACCCACGGGCAGAGATAAGCATAATTGATCTTAATGAGATAAGTATACAGGGTGGTGCGGAATAGTATATATTGAGGGGTAATTAGAACTGAGAATCCTATTTACTCCTTGAAATAATCCACCTGACAAAAGAAGACCTTAATAGGTGCACTTGAATTGTAACACGTATCTTGTCAGGGTACAACCATACGATTCTCTCAAGGTGTACTTGTTAAGGTCTTTTGTTTTATAGCTATTCGAGCGTTCTTTGACATTCTGCCAATTTTGATAACCGAGAGGAAATCCACAGGTGGAGATAGTAGAACGAATGAATAGCGTACAGGTAGTTGAGAGTAATATATACATCTCTGGTGATGCCTTCCATTTATGGTAAATTGACAAACGGTGTGCCGATAGGTCAGCGGTATTGTTTCGCCTCTTATGGGGTAAGGGGTGTTTCTTCCGATGGCACTTCTGATCTACGGTATTGTATTTAACAGGATAACAATATGGACAAAGAGAAACACGGCTGGTACTTAAAAGGGTATGAAGAAAATGATAGCCTAGAAGAGGTTGCAAAAGTTGCTTGGTGGCAGTCTCAAATGAAAAGAGATTGGGTTGAAACTTGGAAGAACTTCAGGGAATATATTAAAGCATTGAAGAAATAACAGGGTGGTAGTATGTTTATAGGGCTAACGTGTGTTAAAACTGACAAGATGCGAGCTATAAGGATTGCAAATATAGTAGACTTTTCCGAGTCTGATTATGGCGTGACTGTATTCCTAGATGCTAGTGTGTACGCAGGCACTAGCTATTTTGTCGTTCGTGAAACACTCGAAGAAATTATGACCAAGCTAAAAGATATACAGTATGAATAACTGGCTATGGTTTGTAGGCGGGTATGCGTTTGCGGTGATTGTGGATATTGTAAGAGCAGGAATGAGAGATGATAAATAACAGGAGATAAAATGGTAAAAACAAAAGATAGCGATTTGGCTTACACCTGTGAGTGTGATTGTGTTGAGTGGGTAATGAGAAAAGATAATCGTCTTGAATGCTCAGAGTGCCAAAGCGTGCTTGAAAATGTGGCGTGGGTTGTTACACCTGTAAAAATGACAGCTAAGTGGGAAGACGGTGACGGGATTGAAAAAACAAAGTCTGGTGAACTTGTAGCCGATGGAGTTGAGCGTGAAACAGAAATTTAAAGGCGGTGAGTATTCTTGTAGGCATCGAGGTCAAGAAACCCACTTGATGAAGTGTGAGCCAACAAGAGAAACTTGTAACATTGATTGTCTAAAATACAAAAAAGGCAAAGAGCGTAAAGATGGATGTTACTGGTGTGATGGTGTAGGAATTGGTGGAGATAAAGACCACGTTTGCCCGAAATGCGGGCAGTATTACGGGATTAAACAATACTGCTAAATAGCAAAATAACAGGAGAAAAAATGGCGTACAAAAAACAGGAAATAATCGACCTTTGTATGGAGGTTATTGAAGAGCACAATGTGATATTTATAGAGGAGCTGGTTAGCTATGTGCCTATTAGCAAAAGCGCCTTCTATAATTGGAACTTGCACGAATTGGACGACATAAAGGACGCTATCACATCAAGCAAGGTAAATAAGAAGGCTCAACTGCGTGAAATGTGGATGATGAGCGAGAATGCTACACTGCAGGTTGCCAACTACAAGTTGATGGCAACAGACGAAGAGCACGACAGGCTCACAATGAATAGAAGTGACATTACCACAAAAGGGGACAAGATAGAGAGTGGTTCTGGTGCAGTGATGATTACGATGGACGAAGCGAAGAAGAAGCTGGAAGAGTTAGGGGGGGAGATATGAGTGTTGATAAGTGTAAAATCTGTGGCCACGAAGGAAGCTCGATTTACGTATGCAATCCACAAGCGTCCAAACCCGAAGAAATAACAATTCTAAAAGACCACGTATATTTTGCAATGCAGGCTCTAGAGGTTGGCATTGAAAACACGGAAGAGTTGCTTTTTGACCACGAACAGAGACTCGGAAGGACAACGAGAAGTAACCGACTGGCCGCTGAGAGATTGGAAAACGAATTGAGCAATATGAAGTCTGCTCTTGATGGCCTTAAGATGGGGGAGATATGATTCCGCACGTTTGCGAGCTGTGTGACAAGAGAAATATAAATAAGTGTCCCTATCCAAACCCGTTAAAAAGTGACACTTGCTCTATGTTTTATAAAAAGGAGACGGTATGATAGATATTGAAGGGTTTAAGTTTTCAGAATGGCCAGATGATAAAACGTGGGATCGTGGAGATTTGTTCAAGGACAGGCCAGATACTCTATAATGAAAAAAGATACTACATACGACGAAATGTTGCGGGCTAAAATACTGAGTTCATCTTTGTATTTTACTCGCTATTTTTTTAAACAGAGATTCCGTAAGAAATTCGTAGTGAATCACCATCACGAAACCATTTGCAACGCTCTTGATCGGGTGTTGAGTGGTAAGTGTAAGCGGCTGCTTATTCGAATGCCTCCACGGTACGGTAAAACAGAGCTTGCGGTGAAGGGGCTAATTGCTCACGGGCTTGCATTGAATCCATCGAGTAAGTTTATACATCTATCATTCTCTTCGGGGCTTGCAGAAGATAACAGTGAAGAGGTAAGAGATTTTGTGCAGGAGGAAGAGTACCAGAGACTATTCCCATATGTCGAGATAGATAAATCGTCTTCAGCTAAAAAGAAGTGGTATACTACCTCAAAGGGTGGTGTTTACGCTACTGCTACAGGTGGTCAGATCACTGGTTTTGGTGCTGGTGCTGTTGAGGTTGAAGGGCTTAAAGGCCGTGATGGTGTACAGTTATATGACGAAGGTAGTGAAATAGATGAGTTCACAGCAGAGAATGAAAACAGTGGCGGTTTTCACGGTGCTATAATAATAGATGATCCAGTTAAACCAGACGATGCAGATAGTGAGACGAAGCGGGAGAGGGTGAATGATCGTTTCGAGAACACTATACGATCGAGAACAAACTCACGTAATACGCCTATCATAGTAATTGGTCAAGCGGTTCACGAACGGGATTTGATCGGGTACTTAATGGAAACGGAGCCCGAAGAGTGGGAACTGTTGACACTGCCTGCAATTGGTCAAGATGAAGATGGGGAAGATGTTGCACTATGGCCGTTCAAACATACGCTTGACGAACTCTATAAGATGCGTAGACAGAATGAGTACGTATTCGGGACTCAATACCAACAAGATCCTTCGCCAAAAGAGGGCCTTGTATTCTTTCGTGATGAATTAAACTATTTTAACATAGACGACCTCCGAACAAAAGAGGCTGACGGTGTTGTGATTGTTGGTGATATCGCTGATGAGGGTGATGATTCTCTTAGTGTTCCTGTTGGGTATCTCTTCGGTGAAAAGATTTATATTGCTGATGTAGTATTCACCCCAGACCCTGTTGAAATAACACAGCCGATAGTAGCAGCGTTCATTGATAAACACGCTCCAGATAAGTGTCGGTTTGAGAGTAATAATGGCGGTAAGGCTTACGCATTAAAGATCAATGAGATGATTAGTCACAGGATGCCAGTTACGTGGAAACCTACGACTAAGAACAAGCACACTCGAATATTGATGAAGTCTGGGATAGTAAAAGAAAACTTTTATTTTAGAGATGATAACAAGACGTCTCAAGAATACATTAAATTTATGAGGGAGCTAACGAGCTACACGAAGAACGGCAAAGTGAAGCACGATGATGCACCCGATGCGATAACAATGATGGCAGAATTGACTGAAAATAACAATACGTGGGGATGGTGATAATGGCTAAAGATGAAATTGACTGGTTGAAGAAACAAATATCAAATAATACTGAACGGTTAAAATTACAGGCAGAGGGTGAAGCGTATTACTACCAAGAGAATACGGCTATACTTGAGCGAACAAAGACGTACTACAATTCAGACGGAAATCTCGTTGAAGACCCATATTTGTCAAACCATAAACTACCTGCTGGGTTTATGACTGTAGTTGTAGATCAGAAAGTGTCATATTCTATCAATAATAGTATGGTGGCTACTATTGGAGAAGGGGAGGCTAGTAAACCTCTGAACGATATACTCGGCCGTAAATGGCGCGATGAGCTTGCAGACGTTGCAACTGAAGCAAGCAAAAAAGGCTTCGGAGTATGGCAGATATATCTTGATGATAGTGGACAACCAAAATATAAGAACATACCACCAGAGCAGGTCGTATTATGCCGCAATGGTGATGGTGTAGTGGTGAAGGTTGCAAGAGTATATGAGGGACTTTCTGAAGATGGTACAGTGATCAATAAAGCTGAGATCTGGGATAAAGACACTGTTATTAAATATGAGAAAGAGACTGCAGAAGAGTGGATATGTGTATGTGATGCAACTCCACACTTGATGGAAGTAACTTCATTCGGTGACGTTGTAGACGATGAAACAGGCAAGGGTTGGGGGAAGCCTCCTTTTGTTATCTTTGAGAATAATAAGCGATGTAAAACAGACTTGGAGCCGATCAAAGCGCATATTGACGCTTATGACTTTGTAATGTCAGACTTCGCTAACAACCTTGAAGACTTTCAAGAGAACTGGTGGGTGATCAAGAACTACAGCGGCCAGAATATTAAAGAGTTCTTTGAAAACTTTAAAATGAACAAAGCCATAAAGGTTGGTGAAGACGGTGACGTGAAACGAGAGCAGCAGGAGATTTCATTTGAGGCTAAGCAGGCTTTCGGGATGGATATCAAGCGCGATACCTACGAGAAGTCTATGAGCGTCGACACTAACAACATTGAAGGCAATGTCACTAATGTACAGATCCGCTCAATGTATGCAGGCCTAGATATGAAGGCTACCAAATTCGAGAGACGCACAACTGAGTTTCTAGGTGATTTGGGGTACTTCTTCGGGTACGATGAGGATGACCTGTATATTACTTATGATCGTAATTTGGTGATCAATGTTGTAGAAACTACTACTATTGCAAATCAATCTAAGGGGCTTCTGTCTGAAGAAACTCGACTGGGAATGTACCCACAAGTGGAAGATGTGAAAGAAGAGATTAAGCGTATGGAGAAGCAAGGTGATCCAGAGAGTGACCTTGTATGAGTAGGAAGCAATTTGAGAAGCTCGATGATGAGGTATTCTCTATTGTTGATGCAAGAAACGCACGACTTCGGAAGAGCTATCAAGATATATTACCAGAGCTTCGGGAGTTATTCTTACAGATGGAAGAGAAGTGGGGGGTTGATGGCAATCTCTCCTTTCCCGACCTCAACAAGTACAACAGGTTCGATCAGCTTGTTGCGAAGATGGATTCTATTTCTGGCAGCGTATTCAAGGATATAGTGCGAGACATTGACGAAGATCTACAAGAGATATACGTGCGGTCATACAATACAACGGGCGGTATCATACAAGAGGTTACTGGCAGTGCTGTACGTGGATCGCTGCAAACCGAAGTATTGACAAAGGCATTAAAAACACCCGTTGGAGGCCTTACTATTGATTTGCGTATGGATCGAATACGTGACGACCTTGCTGATAAAATGACCAGTGTTGTCACCAGAGGTGTGCAGAATGGTGATTCGTGGACTAAGATTGCGAAAGAGTTCAAGAATGACGCAGGGAAGAACCTTTCCACTGTTCAGCGTATTGTGAGAACAGAGGGGCATAGACTAGAGGAACAGGCGAAGCTCGATGTAGCAAACAAGAGCAGGAAGCCATTGCTCAAGGTTTGGACTACCGAGAGAGATTCAAGGGTGAGACCGTGGCATATGGCTATGGATGGACAGGCTAGAGAACTCGATGAAGACTTTGAGAGCCCAAGCGGTGCAAGAGGTCAAGCACCGGGACTTTTGAACTCTCCAGAGGATGACATTAATGATAGGTGTTTTGTTGTTTATATTGAAAAGCCAGAAACCAAATAGTATATTAAAAACGGCTGTAGTACTATTCGGTAATAATTGCAGTTGTTATCGACTTGTGAAATAATAAGAGAGGCTCTATTCGTAGGGCTTTTCTTTGGCCTATTAATATATTATGCGTTTGGTGTTGCATATAGTGTTGGGGTTAATTATATTGATAGAATAACAACAGGAGGAAGATGTGAGCTGGAATATTCATTTTGGGAATATGCCGAACAAGCAAGACACAAATGTGGAGTACTGGTTCAGAGAGTGGCAAGGCAGACTGGTAATAGATGCAAGGATTAAAAACAATGACTGTCTTTGGCTTTGCAGAACAATAAAGACGCAATCAATGGACACAAGTAAAGAAGTTGGCAGTGCAATACGTGATCTTGAAGCGTTTCGATGCTCAAAAAATATCTCAGAGCTAGAGCCTGTTTACTGCAAGGAAGGGCACTATTTAGACCTGATAGAGTGTGGCAACACAAGCAAGAAGCAGTGCAACGCCTGTTACTTAGTCGAGATAAACAAAGAGGAAGACGCAAGGATTGAACAGAACGAGAAAAGGGCGAGGGAAGCACGTCAAAATAAAAAACAGCTGGGGTGTTCTGTTTATGTGATGCAGTGTATGAACTTCACAAAAATCGGTATCGCTGAAGATGTCAACAAAAGAAGGTCATCAATACAGACGTCTCATTTTACAGAGGTTGCGGTGGTACACAAAAAAAAGTACAAAACAAGAAGTATTGCAAGAAAGGTCGAGTCAGATCTTCACAAAGAGTATCGTGATTTTAGGAAAAAGGGTGAGTGGTTCGACCTTGACGGTGTAAAAGTGAGAGAAGTGGTAAATAAGTTGTAGTCAACAAATAAACATCTTCAAAACATCAAAAGTACAGTGTAAAATATACGCTGTACTTTTTTTACGTCTCCGTATAATTTGTATGTATAAAGTGTATGAAAAATTTTCGTGTAGTTTTGCGTGTAGTATTGTATATTAATATGAACCTACAGAGTAGTACTCTATAAAATACTAGAGGGGTTATTATGGATTGGTTGAAAGCGATTCTTGAAAAAGAGGATCAAACAAAAGAGCAAATTTTGGAGGCTGTGAACGCAGAATTTCCAAAGCACGCTGTGCCGAAAGAGCAATACAACAAAAAAGTTGAAGCGCTCGGAACAGCAACCACTGAACTCGAAACTGCTAAAACACAGTTATCGGAGACGAATGGCAAAATCGAAGAACTCACAACAAAAGCGGGTGACAACGAAGAGTTGAAAGCGTCTATTGATACTATGCGGTCAGAGTACGATGAGTATAAAGCTGGTGAAGGAACTCGCCTCACCGATATACAGAAGCGACATAAGGCTGAGATCTTAATGGGTGACGGTAAAGCAAATAAAGATAGTATTGATTTGCTCGTTGGTCAATTGGATTTCGGGAAGATGACACTTCTTGAGAGTGGTGTTCTTGATGGGTTTGATTCACAACTTGATGGATTGAGAGAGGCCAGACCGACATTATTTGCATCTACTGAGGTAGTAGATCCAAATGGTGAGCCTGATGGTGGTGGGGCTATACCACCCGATGATAATTTAGATGCCTATTTTGGGCTATAGAGAGGTTTTACAATGGCAAATTCGATAGAGTTAGCAAAAAAGTATGTAGCAAGTCTTGATAAGGTGTACAAACAAGCATCGACATCTTCAATTCTTGAACGCCCTAATACAATGGTAAAAGAGGGTGCAAACGTAAACGAGGTTCTTCTTCCATCAATTACTGTTGCTGGTCTTGGAGACTACACTAAAAACAGTGGTTACGGTACTTCTGGGCCTACAAATTTCTCTTGGGATACTTACAAACTTACACAAGACCGTGGTCGTTCGCTTGAGATGGATCGTCTTGATAACACTGAGTCGCTCGATATGGGTGTTGGTGCTATGACTGGTGAATTTATCCGTACCCGTGTTGTGCCAGAGATTGACGCGTATCGTTACGCTACACTTGCTGCACTTGCTGGTAATGATGTTGAGGCAGATCTTACTTCTTCGACAGTTCTCCCTGCACTTGACACTGCACTCGCTACAATGGGTGACGGTGAAGTATCGACCGAGAACGCTTATATTTTCGTGTCTTACTCAACGTACAATGCGATGAAAAATGCTGATCAACTTGTGTTCAATTATGACACTAAAGGTCAAGATGGAATCGCACGTAAAGTTGCTTCTTATGATGGTATTCCTGTAATTAAGGTACCACAGTCGCGTTTCTATACTGAGATCACTTTGTATGACGGTGTGACAGGTGGACAAGAAGACGGTGGATATATCAAAACTGCTGTGACTGGTAAGAACATCAACTTCTTGATTGTTACTGGTAACGCTTCAATGCCTGTTACTAAGCTGGCGAACCCTAAGCTTCACAATCCAGACAATGTTGTAGGTAAAGATTCTTGGGTATTTGAGTACAGGGGTCTGAATGAGTGAACTGATTACAATCAAATTGGGTGGACACAACAAGATTACTGATGTTCACACATTTTTGAATAAGTATGAGAAGCTTGGATATGTCAGACAAGGAGAGCCAAAGAAGAAGA